GCCCTGGAATTCGCCGGGCTGGTCCTCCCCATCGCGCAGGACGAACACGGTCGCGACGTGGTGCCGCTCAAGCCGATTACCGATCTGTTCGGGCTGGACTGGAAGGGTCAGTACAGGAAGATTCAGGACGTCCCATATCGGGAACACTTTGGCACCTGCGTGGGTTTTAACACCCATGCAGGTCAGCGGCGCGAGATGGTCTGCATCCGCGTAGACCGGGTGGCCGCATACCTCTACACGGTGAACCCAGAGCGGGTGCGGGCCGGTGGCAACGAAGCCGGCGCCGACTACCTCGCCCGCAAGTGGCGGGAGTGGGCCGATGTCCTGCACGCCTATGAGCAAAAAGTCGGCATGTTTGCCAGCGCGGGGCAGCGCTCGCGCCACGTCCGGGACTACCTGGCCGTGATGCGCGAGCACCGCAGCACCCAGGGCGCCGCCCAGCGCGCCCAGTTGGCGGCGCTGGCCGACCGCCTGGCCGGCGAGCTGGAGCTGCCGCACCAGGTCGAGATTGCCGGCCAGACCACCTGACCCACCCCCCCAGGGCGCCCCATGAACGCACCATCACGCCAACCCTTCCGGGTCGAGCTAACCCTGCGCAGCGCGCTCAAAGGCGCCGGCCGCAGGGAGATCATGGAAGCGCTGGACTGGGACGACAGCCAGGTCAGCCGGTTCCTGTCCGGCGGCCAGGGCGTGCCCCTCGGCAAGATCGACAAGCTGTTCGCCGCCATCGGCTACGTGGTGGTCACGCGCCGCTACCTGGACGCCATGTGCACCATGGGCGAGGTGGGCATGCATTGCGAGTGCGCCCGCCAGGGCGTCGGCGAGTGCGGCGGCAAGGCCCGCTGATGGCCATGGATTGCCCCGTCTGCGGCGCCAAGGCACACATCCGCACCAGCCGCTCCATGAGCACCATCACCCGCGAGCAGTACTACCACTGCACCAACCCGGCGTGCAGCCACGTGTTCGTGGCCGTGGTGTCCATCATCCGCACCGTCGGCGAGAGCCTGCTGCAACAAACCGTCGCCACCGGCCCGCCAGTGCCGGTGGACTGACCACCCCCGACAGGACAACACCCCTTTCGCACTTGACGCCCCGGCACTGATTACCGGGCCACGGGACTCTGCACGCCAAAAATGGACGCCGCGCTACACAAATCGCTGTCCGGTCTGCTGGCCAGGGACTACGCGTTCCGCCCCTACGGCGAGTGGCTTCGCGAGGGCAAATGCCCGGCCTGCGCCAAAAAGAGCGTGTGGACCCACGCCGAGCACCCGTGGGTGCTGCGCTGCGACCGCACCAACAAGTGCGGCGCCGAGTGGCACGTCAAGGATCTATACCCGGACCTGTTCGACAACTGGTCCAAGCGCTTCCCGGCCACCGAGGCCAACCCAACCGCCGCCGCGGACGCATACCTGCGCGACGCCCGCGGCTTCGACCTTACCCGCATCCGCGGCTGGTACACGCAGGACAATTACTACGATGCGCGCCTGCGGGCCGGCACCGCCACCGTGCGCTTTGCCGTGGCGGACGGCTTCTGGGAGCGGTTCATCGACCGCCCGCACCGCTTTGGCGCCAAAAAGGCGCACTTCAAGCCAGGCACCCACTACGCCCATACCTGGTGGTGCCCACCCGGCGTTGACCTGACAGCCCTGCCCGAGCTGTGGATCGTCGAGGGCATCTTCGACGCCATAGCCCTGCTGCACCACGGCATCACCGCCGTGTCGGCGCTGTCCTGCAACAACGATTGCGCCCACAGCCTGCAGCACCTGGCCGAGGCCTGCGCCGCGGGCGGCGTGCAGCGCCCGGCCCTGGTGTGGGCGCTGGACGGCGACAAGGCCGGCCGCGGCTACACCCGCAAATGGGTACACGCCAGCCGCGACGCGGGCTGGACCGCCAGCGCCGCTCAAATACCCCAGCGCGGCCGCGCCAAGCTGGACTGGAACGACCAGCACCAGCGCGGCCGCCTGGACGCCGACCACCTGGACGATTACCGCTACCACGGCGCCCTGCTGGTGGCCGCCAGCGCGAGCGAGAAAGCCGCCCTCATGTACAGCCACGGCGACGGCAGCGCGTTTCCGTTCGAGCACGCCAGCCGGCTGTACTGGTTCAAGCTGGACCTGGACAAATTTCATAAGGCCGTTGACGAAATCGAGCACGCCGAACCGCAGCTCACCAAGCAGCAGGTGCGCGACCGCGCCCTCTCCGAATCGCAGGGCGTGACCGAAATCGCCACCTGCGCACCGACCGCCCTGTACTACCAGCGCCACGACCTGACCGACGAGAGCTGGTATTACCTACGGATCGACTTCCCGCACGGCGCGGCGCCGGTAAAAAACACCTTCACCGCCGCGCAGCTGGCCAGCGCGGCCGAGTTCAAAAAGCGCCTGCTCGGCATGGCCCAAGGGGCCCTGTACACCGGCAGCACCGGGCAGCTGGACGCGCTCATAAAGCGCCAGCTGAGCGGCATTCAGGTCGTCGAAACGGTGGATTTTGCAGGCTACAGCGCCGCCCACCGGGCCTACATCCTGGGCGACCTGGCCGTGCACGACGGCCGTGTGGTGCCCATCAATGACGAGGATTATTTCGAGCTCGGCCGCATCAGCCTCAAGAGCCTGAACCAGTCCGTCGCCCTGCGCATCAACCCGGCCGCCGGCGAATACACCGATGCCTGGGTGCAGCACCTGTGGCAGGCGTTCGGTGCCAAGGGAATCGTGGCGCTCGCGTACTGGTTCGGGGCGCTGTTTGCCGAGCAGATCCGGCAGTCCGACAAATCGTTCCCCTTTCTGGAGGTCGTCGGCGAGCCCGGCAGCGGCAAAACCACGTTGATCGAATTCCTGTGGAAGCTGTGCGGCCGGCAGGACTACGAGGGGTTCGACCCCAGCAAGTCCACCCTGGCCGCCCGTAGCCGAAATTTCGCGCAGGTCAGCGGCCTGCCGGTGGTGCTGATCGAGGGCGACCGCGACGAGGACGCCAAGAAAGGCGCCTTCGACTGGGACGAACTCAAGACCGCCTACAACGGCCGCGCCAGCCGCGCCCGCGGCGTCAAGACAGCCGGCAACGAAACCTATGAGCCGCCGTTTCGCGGCGCCGTGGTCATCGCCCAGAACGCCCCGGTCAGCGCCAGCGAGGCCGTGCTGAGCCGCATCGTGCACCTGTACTTCAGCCGCGCGGGCCAGACGTCCGACACGCGCCGCGCCGCCCAAGCCATCGAGCAAATGCCCATCGAGCAGGTCAGCGGCTGGATAGTGCGCGCCGCGCAGGCCGAGGCGGCCGTGATCAAGCGCTTCGCCGCCCAGAGCCCGGCCCTGTACGAGCGCCTGCGCGCCAGCGGCGAGCTGCGCCACGAGCGCGTGATCAAAAACCACGCCCAGATGCTGGCCCTGCTCGACTGCCTGGCGCATGTGTTCCCGGCCGTGAACCCACAGATGGTCAGCGCTGCCGCTGCCGAGCTTGGCCAGATGGCCCTCGCGCGCCAACAGGCCCTGTCGGCAGACCATCCCCTGGTGGCCGAATTCTGGGAGCTGTACGAGTTCCTCGAAGGCGACGACTCCGCGGACGCCGCCGGTCCGCTGAACCACGCCCGCGGCGATGGCCTGATCGCCATCAGCCTGCCGCACTTCGAGCAAGTGTGCGCTGCTCGTAAGTTGCGCCATGCACCACTGGCCGAACTCAAGCGCGTGCTGCCAACCAGCCGCCAGCACAAGTTCCAGGGCGTGCGCACCGTCAATTCCGCCATCCGGGAACGCCAGAACTCCAACGCCTACCGCAACGGCGCCGATCTGGCCGACGTGCGCCCGACCAGCATCAAGTGCTGGGTGTTCCAGCAGTAACTGTCCATCAGCAAAGGAGGCATCCCATGGCATTCAGAATCGTAGAAAGCAGTGAATTCAAGTCCAAAAGTGGCGACCGGAAGGTCTTGCATTGCTCGGCCGCCTATGTGGCCATGCGCGATTTCCTCTCGGCCAACAGCGCATTCCTCGCCGCCAAGCAGCACGACGAGCCGCCGGGGTTCGCAGAGCGCTACGAACTGGACCTGCGCCGGGCCGCCGGCCGCCTCATCGAGGCCCTCGCCGACCACTACGACGGCCATCTGCCCGCGTACATGTACTGGGGCATGAGCGGCGACCTGGTCCAGATCGACGGCGCCGAAATCACCGTCACCCGGGTTGCCGACTACACCGACCTGTACCGCATTGAGCCGATCGACCAACCCGCCCCGGAGGTATCCGCATGAACACCATCCTCATCGCGCCGCCGCGTAACCGGCAAAACGCAATCACCATCCTGCGCCGCCGCCTGGCCGTGGCCGGCTTTGCCCTGGCCTGCTGGTGGGCCACGCGCCTGGGCGGAAGCGATACCGCCCGCCGCCGGTGCGGGCGCGCCCTGCGCGACGCCCGCAGCCGCTTGTTCCGCGCGGAGGGCCTCCTTTGAACACGCCAACCATCACACCGGCCATCCTCACCGCCGACCAGCTCGACCACCCGTGGCGCCTGCCGAGCGACCCGCCGCCAGCCTGCACCGCCGTGCTGGTGGTGCTGCAAGAGCAGCCGGACGAGCAGCCCTACGAGGAGTTCGCAGAATGGAGCGACAGCCGAGGCTGGCGCCTGGTCGGGGAACACGTCCGCATCCAGCCGCTGTGCTGGCGGCCACTGCCGCCCATGCCGGCCGTGCTGCGCCAGTCGACCGCCGATCTCCCGCCCGCCGAAGAGTCGCGAAGGCCCGTAAATAAGCCCTTGCGCGCTGCCGTAGCCAGCCTTCAAAGCCGGCAACTGCGGCTGCAGAGCCTGTCCGCCGATCTGGACGCCGATCTGGACGCCCTGTTGGTCGCCATGCGGCAGCAGATAGGGGTGGCGCCGTGAACGTGGCCTGCGGATCACTCACCGGCAACGTGCCACTGATCGGCCTGGCCGGCCGCGCCGGCACTGGCAAAACCACCGCCGCGCGGCTACTGCGCGAACAACACGGCTTCGTCGAAGTTGCTTTGGCCGCCCCCCTGCGGGCGGGCCTGAAAGCCATGTTCGGCCTGCACGACATCCAGCTCACCGACGCGGGCCTGAAAGAGCACCCCGTCGACTGGCTGTACGCCATGACCCCGCGCCGCCTGATGCAGACCTTGGGCACCGAATGGGGCCAGCACCACATTGGCCGCCACGTGTGGATACGCGCGGCCGAACGGCGCATTGCCCACCTGCTGAGCCTACCGGACCACTGGCACGTCGCCGGCATCGTGATCAGCGACCTGCGTTACGACCACGAAGCCGCCTGGTTGCGCGCCCAAGGCGGCACCGTCTGGCACCTGCTGCGCGCTGCCCCGCGCCCGCCGCCGGCTCACGACAGCGAGGACGGCATCACGCCACAAGCGGGCGATCGTAGCCTCGACAACACCGCCGGCCCGGACACCCTCGAGACCAACATCGGGCGGCTGGTCGAGGCATGCCTGGCGCGAGGTGCCACATGAGCGGAAAAACTTTTCACTTGTCGCTCAATGTGCGCGCCTTTCTACGCAACAGCCGATTTCCGAGCGACTACGCCGGCGTATTCCGCCTCGATGACGGCACACCCATGACGCCATCCGAAGCTCATGACCATCTTCTGGATGAAGTAGCTCGTGGCCGCCACCTCATCCCCTGCAGCCCATTGTGCGGCAACCCCTGCCAACAGCCCGGGTGCATCGGCTTCGATTACGGCGCGGGCGGCGGTTGCCCTGGGCATCCGACCGGAGAAGCCCCGTGAAAACCATAGGCAAAACCTTCATGACCCGCGAAATCCGCCATTTCCACCTGTTCTGTGGCCTGGGAGGCGGAGCTAAGGGATTCAACCGGGCATCGCCCCGCGTCGGGAACATGGTCGGCAAGTTTCGCTGCGTCGGTGGCATTGACGTCGACGCCGCCGCTATCCGCGACTTCGAGCGCCTGACCGGTGCCAGCGGTACGCTGCTGGACCTGTTTGACCGCAGCCAGTTCATCGACTTCCACGGCGTGGAGCCGGCGGCGGACTGGCGCGAGGCATCCACGGCCGACATTCGGGCGGCGGCCGGCGGCGAGTATCCGCACATCG